CCTCAATAAAATACAAGAATTTGAAATCATTATGGATGCTGCTGAATTAATAGAAGATCAAATGGACGAAGAAGAAGATAAGTATAATACAGAATGGAATCCATACGAGGATGAAGATTATCAAAGAGAAGATTACGAAAATTATGAAGATGATGAAGATAACTAATGGCTAGTTTAGCTCTGCTAGTAACAATAATTTTTTTATCTGTGCTAATTATAGGGCCATTAAGTTACATCTTATCTTTATTTGACTGGATGCCAAAGTTTGTAGTATGGATCATGGGGATTCTCTGCATACTAATTGGAGGCTTGACATTTACCATACCAGTGGTCTTTTTAAAAGTTTTGGGTCTGATGGACATAGCCATAGGTTTTAAAATAATAGCCGACAGACGAGAAAAGAAAACTGGAGCTTGACAAGACGGTTTGCCGATGATATACTTGAGCCATCACAGGAACGATAACACTTTTGGAGAAATAAGATGAAGTTGGCAGATAGGACGATTGAGACGCATAGTGTTGGTGTTGCAAGCAGGAATCAGTTTAACATTGCTCAGACGAGCAAAATGTTTAAAATCCTTTCAGACTCTTTGTATTCTGATAAGGTTATGGCTGCGATTCGTGAGCTTTCTACTAATGCTTATGATAGTCATATCTCTGCCGGGAATAAGAACCCTTTTAAGGTTACTCTGCCCACTGCCGCCAATCCAACTTTTATGGTTAGGGATTATGGCACTGGTCTTAGTCAGGAAGATATGGAGGACTTGTATACAACCTATGGAGCATCCAACAAGAATGATAGTAATGATTTTGTTGGTTGTCTTGGTCTAGGGTCTAAGAGTCCCTTCGCATATACTAAGAGTTTTACAACAGCATCTTATTATAACGGTAAGAAGTATACCTATATTGCGGCGATTGACGAGAGTGGAGTTCCTACTCTGAATCTTTTCAATACTTCCGATACTTCTGAGCCTAATGGTCTTGAGATTAGTTTTGCTGTTAAGCAGCATGACTTTCAAGAGTTTACCGATAAGGCTAAGAGAATCTTCCATTATTTCCGTATGAAACCCATCCTTGAAGGTGGTATCGGTAATAATCTGCAAGATCATAAGTACAGCAATACCAATATCATCATTAGTGGTGAGGGTTGGAGAGTTTGCCGACTCAATAATGATAACACTTATTTCCCCAGCAACTACCATCGTATTGATAGTGGTATCGTAGCTATCATGGGTAATATTGCCTATCCTGTTCAGACCGCACAGATTGTAGGTCAAGAGAAGGAAGAAATGCCCGACCATATCCAGAAGTGGAATAGGGCTTTCCAGAAAGCAGATATTGATTCTTGGAAAAGTTTCGTTGGAGAGATTCTTAACTCTGGCCTTTATCTTGAGCTTGATTTTGGTATCGGTGAACTGGAAATGGATGTTTCCCGTGAAGGTTTGCAGTATACCAAAGATGTAATCAAGACCCTGCGTAAAAAGACTCAAGAAATTTACATGGAGATGAAGGAAGAATTCTCCAAGAAAATTCAGGCTGCCCAAAACAAGGTAGAAGCAATTACTTCATATTATACTATGAATGAATTGGCTGGCGGCTGGGGTGTTGGTGCTACTTGGACTGATCCCAAGGGCAAAGATCATCCTATCAACTCTGGCAATGACTTGGAATATAAAATTCCTGCCGGTAAGAGTCTGTACGTTTTTAATTATAAGACTGCTGGCTATCGTTCTCGTCGCCAAGTTGCTCTGACAGACAGAATCCATCACGAAACTCTTACTGGTAAAGGTTCCTATTACTGGAATAACCAGAAGAAGAAGGGCACAATGGCTTTCTTTGTGTGCGACGTTGCGAGTGAAGAAAGTGCCAAGAAAATTCTCACAAGATATTGTAATGCTAACGATTGCTTTGCTTATCTGATGATCGACACTAAGGATCATACAAAAAGTAACGAAGGGTTTGATCAACTGGTCGAAGATGTTGGGGCTGAAAATCTGCTCAAGGTTTCAGACTATAAGCATCTGACACAAAGTTCTGGCCCAAGAAAGTCTTATAATAGAAATTCTAACGGCAGTGTCAGTGACCAAGACGTATTCTTTATCCACGGTTATGATAAGGATAGTAAGCAGATTACTAATCCTTACAATGATGCTACTTGTCTCAGAATCCTTTCAGAAGAACAACTGGAAGATTTTCTGGAACAAGATGAGATCGTGTATGTTCCTATGCTTCGCTATAAGACTGAGGACGAGTCTGGTTATCCACAGATTAATGATATTGCAATTACTCTTAGAGATGAAACTCTCAAGAGCATAGTCAAGGACTTGGTTGGAGATAGTAAGGTTTATGCTATCAAAACAGCTTTTGCTAAAAAGCTTGAGAAAGATGGATATAATCTTGTTAACTTCAATGACTTTTTGAAGCGTCAACTTAAAGTTGTAGCACAGAAACACTTTAAGAATCTTGCTTCTATCAACAAGCTTGTTGAATATTGCAAGAAAGATTTTGCAGAAGAGGAAAAGACCAAGGGAGGCTACCGATATTACAGCTATGGAACAACTGATAAGCAGTTTATGTTTCATATCCTGAATATCTTCGGCTTGGATTATGATAAGTTTATTGGAAATAAGACTCTGGTAGATTGCTTGAATAAAACCATGCTCACAGAGTTTTTTGCTAATACTGTTCATATGAGTCCTTTTAATATCACTAAGTTTAATCAAACAGAGTATCTGTCTCATATCTCTAAGCTTATGAAAGATATGGGGATTGAAGATGTTGATAGTAAGGAGATTCGTAATGCTAATTTGGCCTACAATACCTTGACACGCATGATTACCAACTGCTTGTACACTGGAAGCAATAGTGATAAAGCAGAAGGGTATCTCAAGATTATTCGTGGGATTTCTACTGAGGATCTTAAGAGATGGAAGATCTCTGAAATTAGGGAAACAATTAAGACTGCAGTAGATAAGAATCCTATGCTCAAGTATATTATGGGGACTCATCAAGTCTCTGGTAATCTGACAGAGCTAAAGCCTAGTCAGAATCCTATTCTTGATGATCGTAATTCATACTATGGAAAGACTGGTAAGGATTGGATTGAGCAGATGAGCCAGGAGAGTATTGACCTATTTAAGATTCAGTTGAGTAGTTTGATCAAGTAGTCTGGAATTGTTCAAGACCCCTTGACAAGCTTGCCGATTAGTGTAAAATGACAGTATCACAGGTTTCGTAACAAAAAGTAATAGGAGTTTGGATTATGGCTGTTCCGTTTATGTTTGTGGATGGTAATTTGACGCTTGTTCTTAATAATCAGAGTTATCAGGTGTTGCCAGATCATATCAACTATAAGTTGATTCTGGAAAGACTTCCTACTGCTACGGCAGAGGAACTGTTGGAAGTTGTTGATGTTCAAAAGGCTGTTGCTTCTTTTAGTGATGGTCTTGTGGAGATCAAGAATGGACAGGTTCTCTACGAAGGTGAGGAAGTTCATGGTAGTATTAGTAAGCGTATTCTGGAGTTTATGAGCAAGGGACTGCCGTTCCAGCCTCTTGTTAATTTCCTGAATAATCTCATGGAAAATCCAAGTATGCAGAGTCAGAAGGAACTGTATGATTTCTTGGAGCATGAGCATCTCCCGATTACTGAGGATGGTTTCTTTCTCGCTTATAAGGCTGTTCGTTCAGACTTTAAGGATAAGTACCGTGGAGTTTTTGACAACAGAGTTGGTAAGGTCTGTGAGATGACACGATCTAAGGTTGACGATGATCGTGGTCGTGGTTGTTCTAACGGACTTCATGCTGGGGCATTGAACTATGTTGCTGGTTATGGTAGTCTGGAGGCTGGCGACCGTATCGTAATTGTCAAGATTAATCCCAAGGATGTTGTGAGCGTTCCTAGTGATTGTAACTATGAAAAGCTTCGCACTTGTCGTTACGAAGTGGTTGCTGAGTATGAGGGTGAACTTCTCAAGCCTCTTTACAAGGCTGATTTCAGTCAGGATGATTATGAGGATGACGATGACGATTATCTGAATGATTATGATGAGAGTTATTGGGATCAGTTTGATGATGAGGATGAGGACGAAGAAGATGAGATGGATGATGAAGATGTTGACAACAATGGTTACTATAGGTAAATAGTCAAGGTGGTGTTTGGAACTTGTAAGATAGTACCTATATAGTTT